GTAAACCCCCTTGAGTATACAACTTATTGTAACCTCTTTTTAAATTTATAGGAGTTTCTGTCCCAAGATATTTTTCGTAAATTTCTTCATAATTACCTATTTGTTTTATAATTTGATATGCCCAATCTGCATTCAATCCTAACTTTGCACCAAGATGTGGAAACTTATCACCATCTCTCTCACCCATAAATCTTTGTATTTTAGGATCTTTATTTTCTTTAAACATATCAATATTTTGAGAAGTAATTCCCAATTCTTCTGCAATAAAAAATACATAAACTGACCATCTTGTAATATCTGACCATAATTGATCACCATATCTTATTGCTGGACCAAGTGGTTCTTTTGAAATTACTTCTGGCAAAATCATATGTTTTTCTGGTTCTGGATATTTTGTTCTGTCTCCCGCCAATGCTGATCTATCAATACCATACATATCGCACTCACCCTGTAAATATAATTCAACAATATCTTCATCAGGATAAACACCAACTGGTAAATATTTCATATTCCATAGTTCAAAGAAATCTTTGATGTTTTGTTCTGCAGTAGTGTCAATACTGTAACAAACTGTGGCTCCGGAAAGGTCTTTAGCACTTTTTGCACCAAGTGTTTTTCTAACCATAAAACCTTGACCATCATAAAATGTTGTTGGTAAAAATTCTATACCATGAATAACATCTCTTGTATATGTCCATGTGGTTGTTGCAGACAATGCATCAATAGTACCATCTTTCAATCTTTCAAATCTAGTTCTACCAGTGATAGGAATGAATCTAATTTTTTCTTTATCTCCAAATATTGCAACTGCAAATGATTTACAAATATCTGCATCAAAGCCTTCCCAAATATGATACATTGGACCTTCAGACGGATTTATTGTTTTTCCTGACCTTTCACTAAATCCCCATTGATTATCATAAACACCACATTTTACATATCCACGTTCTTTTATTTTTTGTACTGTAGTTCCATATTGTGGATTGTATTCATTGCCCCCTTGATACTCATCTTCTGGTCCTTGTACCATTGAAATGTGTTCACTCTCAACTGACTTTAATCTTATAATTTCTTGTTGTAAATTATCATATTCTTTTTTAGGAACTACCTCAACACTAGGAATCATACCTGAAAACATTGCTTCTCTTTGTTTTGCCAGATCATCAATCTTTGCTTGTAATGATAATCTATCTCCTATATCAGTAGCAGGATCATCTCTCCTTTCCACTAACATATTAATTTCATCTTGAAGTGTGCGTATTGAACCCTCTAAAGTTTCATCAACAACTTTTATATTTCCCTTGGGATCTGCGAATACTTTTTGCCCTATTGTTTCTGTTGGGATTAATAATAAAGTAAAAAGTAAAATAACAAATAGTGATTTCATTTTAGTGTTCTGTAGATTTCCATTAATTCAGCATCAGGCATTTCTTGTGCCATAGTATAATATCTCTGATGCCCAACTTTCATAAAACCTTTGAGATCTGCAAAACTTGGATAAGTTGCATGAAGGCCAGATATTAAATGATCTGGATCTAAATGACATTCTGCACAAGCATTTCCTTTTGCAAAAACTCTTGTACCTAATTTATATCTTTCACTTTGTACCAATACTGTATTTAAATCTTTTTCTACCCATCTTATTTTTTCATCTAAATCTGGTATGACCATAAAAATAAGATATGCAACAAGTCCCAGAATAACTAAAATAAAAGTTTTTTGTCCTTTTATAGATGCAAGAGTTTCTTCCTCAATTGCTTTAACAGGTTCAAACTCTACTTTTTCATCTCCATTTGTAGTTACTGTTGCTTTTATTGATCCTTCAGATTGCTTCTTTGCTTGTGCCATTATTTACCTTTCGACGCACTCTTTAATTTAGATTGTAATTGCTCGGCAAACATTTTGAGAATTATAGGAATACTCACATTTGACGTTAATCCAAATAAGAATCCAACAGGATATTTGTATGTGGCATAAGCTGCTACTTGGGGTACATTATCAAACACTAAAACAATAAGAATATATCCTGTAACGGACATACCCATATTGATAAACAAATCAAGACTAATAAGCCACCAGTTTCCTTGATACTTATCTTTGTTATCGTGTCTATAATTAAACAAAAATACAAAAAATGACGAAAATAATATGATGGCAAACATTGATAAATTTGCCGTGCTAAAAAGGTCATTCATTACCATTCTCCTTGTTTTTGAGCATTTTTAACAAATCAGCTGTAGAACCAACATAAAGATTATTATTTACAGACGATGGTCCTTGAACATTTTTGTCTCTTAATACTTCTTTTTTTGTTTTTTGGAGATTCATTAACTTTTCATTAGTGTCTCCTAAGTTTTTAATCAATTGAGAAGCAACTTCAAAATGCCTTGCATGCTCAGTTGATTTAGCTATCTCCAATAGCTCATCAAGGGCTTCATGTCCTTTTTCCATTAAATTATAATAATTTTCTCTCGCATAAGTATAATCTGTATTTATATCTTGATCATCTGATATAACATTTAATCTGGTTTCTTTTTTATTAACAATATCTTTAATTGGATCATCATTTAATACTTCTTCTACCATACTTTTTATCTCCATGGCACTTCCTCATTATCTATAGATACGCTGAATCCAAAATCATTTCTTGTTCCATCCGCATCTTCTGGTGTAGGTTTAATTTTAATTATTGCGGTATTTGCTGCTCCTATCATATTAGAATCACTAGTTTCCATAAAAATTATACCTGATGAATCTTGTGATCTTATATAATTTGTAGAACGCCTATTACTATCTTCCAATTTAATTCTATCAAATGCTCCTATTTCATCTGAAATATATTCTTGTTCTGGTATTGTAATTGGTATTTGCACTTCTTTGATAATTTTTCCTTCTGTTGACAATTCTGGATACATAAAACTTTTCATTGTAAATTGCATATCCCAAGAGATTGCTCTCCTAGTTTCAAAATCACCATCATATGCGTCAAGATAATTGACAGAGTTTAAAACTATAGGAACATCAACTTTAATATTCATTTTAGGAATCATGTTCAAAGTAACAGTAAAGTCTGGTGTAAAATTTGGTAATATCTGTTCAATTATTTGCGCACCATCTTCCGCATTTTTGACAAGAACATTTAGGTCAAAAATAAAATTATAAGGAACTGGATTGTGTTGAGTTGTATAGTTTCCAGAAACAGATGATGCATTCTTGTTAACAGAAATTAATTTTCTTGTACCATCATACATCACTTGACTCATTTGAAAACCAATCCTTGGAAGTATTATAGCAGGTCTACCATCATTCAAATTTGGTTGATTTATCCTCACCATAAATTTTTGTTTTGGTCCATAAGCCACTGGAACCATTATTGTTTCAATTACAGCACCAGAAGAATTTGTTCTTTTAACAGAAATATTATTAAATAGTGATCCAAAAGCGACCACCATCTTTCTAATTGTTTGATGGTATGTTGTTGTTCCAAACATTAATATTGTCCTTCAGAAAATGGATCTCTATCTGAAAAATCAAATATAGAATCACTTTCACTTTGAATTGTATAATTATTTGCTTGTGTGTCAGTTACTATGATCTGTGTATTTGGAGTTGCAGTCATATTCCATGAAGCACCACTAGTTCCACCAACGACTGCAGAAGTTGTTATTATAGTACCTACAATATTTCCAACTCTTAATGTTTTAGTTGAATAATTCCAATTTAATACTTTTGCTGTTGTAGTTCCGTTTGTAATAGTTTCATCTACTTGAAAATTTCCAGAACCGGAAGCAAAAACAAGATCCATAGCATAACCATAATCTTTTTCTATATCATCGATTGCCGCAATACCAGTATCAATATCTTCATGACTATATTCAAACAATTCACAAGTAAGTGTGTATAATGGTAAATTTCCTAACTGATAAAATACCTTTTCGTGTTCAACAAATCTAATTTCAAATAATCTATCATTCAATGGAAAATAAATTAAATCACCTTCAAATGGTCTTTGTCTACCTTCAATATCCAAATCTGTCCATCTTCTTTGTGATACTGTAAGTATTAATTGATCTCTTATTTCAACACCAAATTGTCCTATTATATCTCCTTCACCACCAAACCCATCAATTGATTCCACATACATCTCAACAGAATGAGCACTTGTAAATTTGGATGCAACATCTTCCGCATAAAGATTATCTGTTGCAACTAAGGTTCTGGGCATATAACTAACATCTATGCCATGTATTTGAATAGATTCTTCAACTAAATCATTAACTAATTCTTGTTCTAATATTGAATCTGTTTGCTGAAAGTAAGTAGATACTGCCATATTATCCTACTGCAAAATCAACTGGATATTGATATTTGTTTTCTAATTCATCCTTGAGAACTTCAATATTTGTTTTTGCTTCATCGAGTATAGTTCTACCATCAAGTGTTGTTCCTCCAGGTAATTGAACTCCTTGATATTTGATTAAATTATATCCCCATTGTTGTCTAAACAGCTCTGTAGTGTATTTTTTTAACCACATATCATTATAAACATCCGTATATGTTGTTGGTTCAACCAATTGAAAAGCTTCAGCAACTAGATATTCATCTACTGCAAATTCTTTAGACCAATCTACATCAACATACAATCTATCTTGATGTCTAGAAAA